TTAGGCTTTCCGAAAAGCTCCATAATACAGTAACGAATACCGTCTATCGCGTGGTTGTTCATGTCGATAGGTTTGTTTAATCTCTCTCCTGTCCTAGTCTTTGCCCATGTATAAGATTGGAACTCTTTTATAACGTTCTTTGATCTCTTGGTAATTATAATATCTTGCTCCTGAATTAATCCTATACCGAAGTTGATGCTATCCGCTCCTTTCTTTGCTGGCATTATTCTTATCCCGCCTCGCTTGATTTCCGCTATGCTCTTTGGTTCTGCTGCGTCAGCGTATATGTATAGAGCCGTTCCGATTGATTGCTGCTTACATAGCCTTATAATGTCTGAATTAAGTAAACCAGTTGAATATATTTCTTCATCTAGGATAATGCTATCGTTGTATTTGTAGATAGATGTGATAGCGGTCGGATCATTTGTATAACCGAAATCCATTCCATGACCTAATAACCTTGCACCCTCTGGCACTTGGTCTATTTCTTTAAATGATTCAAAGATAACGCCCTCAATGCCGCCAGTATTTCCTAAACCGTAAACTTGCCATTTGTTAGCCCAGTACTCGCTTTTTATAGTTCCGTCCTCGTTGTAACCTTTAGTCTTGTATCTTAGTATTTCTGCTCTCTCTTCTTTACTTAGGTACTCGTTGTCTAAGAAAGTAAGCTTAAGAAAGTCGCAATCTTCACGCGGGATCACTTCTTTGTGCGCCCAAAACTCAACGTTAGGGTTATAATCGATTATGATTCTCTTGGCTCTACTCGTTAACTCTCGATATGATTCAAAATTAATCTTGTTAGCCTCGTTCACATACACTAGATCAGAACGTAAACCCTTACCTACGTCGTCTTTATCTAACCCAATGAACCTAACAAACGAACCGGTACTGAAAATGATTTTAGGGCTTCCGTGTTCTATACCTGTCATTCTACAATCGATCTGTCTATCGGTTATAATATTAACAAAGTCTTTTAAGACGGTATCACGCATCTTTGATAGTTCCGACGACACAATATAGTACTCTTTGTTTTTCTCTTGTGCTAGTAGGTCTATAATGATTATACAAGCACTGTATGTTTTAGCAGCTCCTTGCGATCCTTGCAAACACCAAATGCGCTTCTTTAGGGCGCAGATTTTGTTTAAGGCTGTGGTTACTTTAATCACTAAATATCCGCTAATCTTTTTTCTCTATCCATCTCAACGCTGAAAGAGTAATATTCTTCACTGCCGCAAGCTAAGCGATAAGAAAACCCATTGCAGGACTCATTTATTGCTATCACTATTCTTTTTCTTTGTTCTGGGTCTGTTATTAAATATACAATGTCCCCGATACTGTATTCTTTTTTATTCATCTTCCTCTATTAAAGGGTTGACACTTAGTATCTGCTGCTTTATCTTATCCCCTCCGCTGGTAACGTCTACAGATTGCTTAGGCTTGCCGTAGAGGTACTCAAAGAATAGTTTAACCGCCCATGATTGATCATTATCTAAACCGCTTTCAAGTGCTTTATATCCTTTGCTAATTAAAGGCGTTAACTTTTCGACTAGCTTTTGCTCTTCTGCTTTTGGCTTACGTCCTCCGTTAGAATGACCTCCGTTGTTTTTTCTTTTATCCATAATTGAAATATATTGAGTTCAATTTATTAATCATAACTAATATTCGTTATACACTTCGTCAACTCCCTTAATCAATTGCAGCCATGCCGATGCCGTACCTTGGCAATTTCGACACGTTGGGTTAGTTACTCTTCCATAGATAGCCCAATTAGTATCTTCTATTAAATCCATGTGAGCATCGTTAAGGGTTGTTAAATTAGATTCCTTAAACGCTTTCCAATCGTTGTATTGCTCCTCAGTCATTTTGCCCTTAGTCGAGTTAAAAGGAATAAACCTATTAAGTATCTTATGACGTCTATCGCATGACTCACATTTCTTTATACCGAGTAAGGTTGTAAAGTCGCTTATGATGTCTCCTAATGCTTTAGGGCTTGCTGTCTGCTCTTCTTTAGTGACAAACTTTTTCTTTGTTGTCTTCTTGTTGGTGCTTCCTTTTGGTCTTGCCATAGTGTTTTATTTAAGTGATAAGTAAACCTCTTTGATTTCCTTATCTTGTGATAAATTTTCTTTAATCTTTTTGATATTAAGATGAATTGTTACATGGTTCTTTTTGTAAAGATAAGCTAATTTTCTTAAAGACTTGCCATCAGCATTCATTAAAGCTAATTCGGCATAGTAAGCGTTGTGAGATTCTAGCTTTTTCTTGACTACATTATCAGCATCGCTAGGCTGGTAATCTATTTGCTCTTGGGTCTTATGCTGAAGCTCTGTAATTAAATCCAAAGATACTGTTTGTAGTTTGTTTTTAAAGGTGTCTCTGTATAGATTCTTTAAAGCCCAGTAAACATAACCAGCGTCATTCTTAGTGTAACTATTGCGATGGAATTTTAAATACATCTCTTGCACTAAATCATTTGCTATGTCTATATCATTACAAATTTTAAAGGCGTAAGCTTGCCACTTTTTATTATCCTTGCTGAGTTGGTTTAATATATCCAAAATTTATATTTGATTGTAAATATAGTTTAATTTATATTAAAAACGTTTATTTGATTGAGTATTGATATAAAAAATATCGTTAATAACGATATACGGTTGTTGTCTACAATTATTTTTTTGCCTTCAACACGTGCTCATAAAAACGGCATATCGCTGTCTCATATCTATCTTTAGCACTACTATTAGCATATGCACCGTAAGACATATCGAAGAACTCGGCTAAATCATTTTGAGATAGTCCGAGTTCTTTTTTTAGTTTTTTAATATCCATTATATTAATCCTTGTTTTTTCCATTCTGTATTCAACATATTGGCTCTTTTTTGATAGTTAGAAACCATTTTTTTATAAGTAGAAAAAGCGTATTTTTTAGCTTCTAACTTATTTGTAAATTCCACTATTTTATTTTCATAGTTAAATCTATTATCAAAAATACTTACAACATAATCTTTATAAATATCATTAGAATCAATAGTTACTAAAGCAGTTTCTAAACCACATTCAACAGTATAAATAGTTTCACTTTCCATTCTTCCAGTAACGTTAGTCTCTTTAGTTGTTTTAACAACTACTTCATCATTCATTAAAGAATCTAATTTAGTTTCTAATTGCGCTTCTGTAATTTCAATTCCGTTTTCGTTATAAGTTATCATAATGTTTGTTTTAGTTTCGTTGATTACTTTCAACACTACAAATATAAGTATATACTTAATACTACACAAGTAAAACAAGATTTATTTTCAGTTTATACTTAAACTTTAACATTTCGTTAGGTTTTGCTACGCAATTTACCATCGCTAAAAATAACAGATAGACAACACGTAATATAATTAATGGCTAAACAGCCACTAACCATATTCCCATACGTTATGTGCAAGCTATCTGTAGCATACTTTTAAAGCTTTTTCCTATATATAAATCAGTTACGGTTATTTGTTTTCCGAAAAACTCGAACCAGTATCTTTTTTCTTTCACTACTAATTTAACACCTGAGCATCTGCTTATGAATCTAAACTTATCAAATGGTTTTTCTATTTTTCTGTACTTATTAGATATTTCTAAAGCGGTAGCGGTAGAATAGCCAGCACATAACAACGGCTCATAATTAATAGCCTTATTTTTATCGGTAATTGAAGTATGTTTTTTCATATAAATATTTGTTAAATTATTAAAGTTTAGTTTTTTAAGTCGGCTACTAATCATAGCCAAACGTTAGCGTTCATTTGCCAACTCACACCAAAATATCCATTGCTCAACAATTGTGTAATAAGTTCTTTTCACTACCTTTAATTCAACATCACCGCTATCTGTTTCAATGGAGCAGTAGTCGCCTAATTGTAATTCACATTCTATTAGTGTTTCATCTTCGTTAATACCTTCGTGTTTTATATAATATTTCATTTTAATTAAGGTTACTGCCAACGCTCAAAAACGAACGCTAACAAGGTTTATATGTAATAAGGCTAATTAATTTAGTTCTAAACCGAAAGTATATGCATAGCCTTACTACACATACACAGGTCGTTGTAAACAATGCTACGTTCTACCATCAAACACCACCACCATAGAATCGTGCATTCCAGCTTTGCCCGTAACATATTCACCCTTCGTATTTACACCAAAAAATTTTATTCTCTTTTCTATGAATCGGATCTCTTTTTGGTTCGGCAATATATGTCTGTGAAATAATTGAGTGCTTGTGCTTACAGGTAAAAGCATTACACATAATTTACCTTTCTTGCTTTCCTCTATTGCCTTAATTACGAACGCATCTTTAAGTTTTCTGCTATAAGGTGGGTTAATAAAATTTCGCTCCTTCCATTCTACATTTAAACCATCGTGCTTTTCAATATCGTTTTGATACGGGCAAGGGTCGTAGTTAAAATTAAATTCACCGTTCAATTCATCATAAAAGTATGGTGGTGTAGCCCAATCGTCTTTATGTGGTATATTTCTATTTTTCATAATTTATCTCTTTAAATCCGCACAGTTTACAACAATGTGTAAACGGCATTAAAACGACCGTTTACACTCAGCGTTGTATGCAATTAAAAAATCTTATTGCATTTTTTACATTTTGTAATTTCGTGGCTCATTAGTACCCAATTAACTTCACACTCATTTATGAATTTGTGTTTTTTGTGCAATCCTAATT